TTGGACAACGCATCCGCCTCGCGACGGTTCGTCTGGTTGTCCTGAACCTGCATGTGGACGATCATGACTTCGACACGAAAGACGTTCTCTACGCCTCGCGGAGCATTGCGCAGTTCGGCTGTCTTGGTATCGGGCTCAACCACCACAGCGGGCGTCCTGGGGAACTTCACCTGGTTACCGTAGAAGGTATCCTGAATCCCAAGACCTGTCGCAGCAGCATCGACGATGGCAAGGTAAGCTTCGGCAACCTCGCTCACGTACTTCGCGTAGGCCATTACTTAAACCCCGCTCTCGCAAGACGCTCGTCCAGCCAGTCTTCGAAGACCTCAACGATCTTGTCTTCGTCTTCATCCTGGATCATAACGAACGGTCGGGCGGGGATGCTTGGAGGCGTCTTGATCTTCTGCCCCGTTGCCATAGCCTGACGGATCTGAGCATCGATACCTGCCATGACCTGCTTGCTGGCGTCAGCAGGAGAAAGGCGCTTGCCCTTCTTCATCGCAGCCTTAATCAAGCCGGTGGTCTTAGCCTTGGTGGTACCGTAACCTGCCTGATGGATCTTGCCGTACCAAACACGCTCAGGCAGATCCTTGATGATCGCACTCTCGGACGTGATGGTCCACATGGTGGTATAACCCATGTTCTTCATCAAGTTACCTGTGCGAACGAGAATCTGGGAGCCGCTTCGTCCATGCAACCGAGAGCGGAGCTCCAGTGTTGCTTCAGACAGCGGCTCCCAGGGATCGGGGCGTCCACCTTCTTGGAAGTTCTTCTTGAAGGAAGGAATCATCACTTCCTTGATCGCTCGCCGGAGAGGTTCACGGAACGAACGAATATCGACACCCATCTTGTCGATGTCGCGAGCAAGGATGCCGATCGTGGGCGAGAACTCAAAAGCGAGGATGCCCTGGTCGATGCGAAGGTTCGGTACAGCGGCCACGGAGCACCTCCTAGAAAGTCATCCCCATCGAGAAGCTCGCAGGGCCAAGTGAAGAGTCATCGGACGTCGGACACAACGCGCTTGACGCGTCGGTCGGGTAGAACGCGGGAGATCCAACGGTCGGAGAGTCCACGCCAGGAATCTCGACGGAGCCGTCGATCAATCCCATCAGCAGGGAGTTAGCCTGACCCAACAGCCACACGGCGTAGTCGTTGAGGTTTTCCTGATCTTCGGAGTATGCCTTGTTATAGAACCACGACGCGTACGTCATAGCAATGATCGACTTCACCAACTCAGGCGTGTTGGTGTTATCGGTCCAGCCTGTGGTGTTGAACGCCGTAGACAGCTTCGCGAACAGCTGTGTTTCGATCTGGGCGATATGCCCCGCATCCAGCTGCGTAATCGGCAGCTTCGTGGACTCGACCCAAGCTTGCGCGTCAGCAGGCAAGATGCGGGGCATATCAACCTCCTCTACTTCGTCGGTGCCGCAGGCTGCTCCCAAGCAGCCGGAGCCTGCTTGCTCTCAGCGTCGGCGAGCTTGGCACGGAGCATCTCGAGCTCCGACTGCAGCTCCTCGTTCCGCTGGCGAAGCTCGTCGGCTTCCGCTTCGTCTTGCTCGGACGGGCGGTTCTTCTTGTAGTCGGACTTGAGAACGACCGCACCCGCGTCGACGAGTGCCGTCATCTCGTCTTCGGACGGACCAGTCACGGTGTCGCCGTCGTGGAAGACCTTGACGTTGTCGGTGTCCTTGCCCCACTTGATGTCACTGGTGGCAACGTAAGTCGCCATGTTGCACCTCCTTACGCGATCGCGTTCTTGATGAGGTAGGCGGTCATGAGCAGGTTGTCACCCTCGTGGCCGACCAGCTTCAGGTCGTACCGGCGACGGTACCGGATGATGTCCGACACCCGCGGCTCCTCGCGCCAGCGATCGGTGACGGCCTCCTGGCCGTTGATCGCCCACACGAACTCGTAGCCGAAGCCGATCTGACGCATGCCCACCGACGGAGGCAGGTACGCGATGATGACGTCCTTGCCCCACATGTAGGTGGTGTTCGCGGAGCTGACCGCGACACCCGTACCAGCGGTGGAGTAGCCGTTGCCGGCGACGATGACCCGGGGGATGTCGATCACCGAAGCGATGATCTCGGCCGTCAGCACCGCGCGCTCGGAGTACTTGATGCGCTCGATGAAGTCCGGGTGGTCTTCCAGCGTACTCATGACGAGCCACGGGATGATCGCCGTGTTCGGCGGCTGGAACAGCTTCGAGTGGATCGTCCGCTGCGCCGTGCGGAAGTCCGAGATCGGGTTGGAGTTGACGTAGTCGTTCCACTGCGTCGTACCCGAAAGCGTGACCGTGTGACCGGAAGCGTAGTTCGCCGTGTTGGTCGCGATGTCCTTCATCGCCTTCTCGCGACCCAACAGGATTCGCTGAGTCACCAGCAGCGCACCGTCGGCGTCGGGCGTCAGCGGAGCGTCAGCCTGTGTACGCTCCTCGTCCGTGACCGCGATCTGCAGCGCGTGCTCGTTCGCGTAGTACGTGTCGAGCGACCAGGTCATGCCCGGAATCTCGTTCGCGAGAGAACCCGGAGCACGGACGTCGTGCTTCTCCAGCTTCCAGAACTCGCGGTCGAAGATGCCGTACTTGTCCGACTGCTTCTGCACCGTGAGCTTGGGGAACAACGTGGACCCGATGAAGTCCGAGTTGATCGGGAACTGGATGGAGATGTTCGTGAGAACCTGGTCAACGTGGACGTTGCCAGATCCGCTAGGGCTGTAGACTGCCATGACTCACCTCCTCCGAATCAGGTAACGCCGCCGTTGCTGACCGCACCAGGCGTCAGCAAGCCGTCGATGATGTCGCCAGCGGTCGAAGCATCCGTCCAAGCGATGCCCACCTGCCAGCGGTTGTTCGTGCCGGCCGGGATCGGGATCGCCCGCCCGGACGCGTCTGACGTGAACGGCGTGCCCTTGGTGATCGCAGCACCCGCAACGAGTCGCGAGATGCCGATCACGCGGACGTTCACGGTAGCCTTACCGGTCGCGATCTTCGCCGCGTCGAGCGTCTCCTGGTACACACCGACGACGTAGTCGGCAGCAACCGCGGGCGCAGCGGGAACACCTGAGGTGGTGACGACGTCGCCCGTGTCAGCCGCGTTGAACTTGCACAGACGCCCGAAAGCGACGTTCGTCGCAGCCGACGCAACCTTGTAGCCCTTGTCCAGGACCATGTTGGGACCCATGTATTACACCCCCCTCAGGAGTTCGCCGAGGCAGTCGCCTCGAGGTACGCGGTGTGCAGAGCGGGCTGCTCGCGCGACACGAGGATCGCAGCCTCGGTGTAGCTGAGCTTGAGCTCCGTCTGCTTCGCCGAGATGGCGTCGGTGAACTTCTTGATGTCGTCACCGTTGCCACGCTGCGCGGGCGCCTGGCCACCGATCTCGCCGAGCTGGACGACGCCGGTCACGTCCTTGTCGGTGAACATCTTGACCAGCTTGACGACCTCGTCGCTGACAGCCTTGGGAGCCGTGGACAGGACGATGCGAAGCTGACCGAGCGCGGCCTCCGAGAGGACCTTGCTGCCGGTCTTGAACTCGTTGAGCTGCACCTCGACCGAAGAGGCCAGGCTCGCCGCCATGAGCTGCTTGTTGGCTTCCTGCAGCTGCTTGACGAGCGGGTGGTTCTCGAGCGCCGCGGTGAGCTGCGCTTCCGACAACTGCGTCGGACCGGTCGGCTCCGTGGGCGCGGGAGGCGTCGGAGCAGGCGGCGTGGGTGCCGGAGGAGTCGGCTGAGGCGTAGGGGTCGGTGGCGTGGTCGGCTCAGGCCCAGCCGGAGGCGTGGGTTCGGGCATCTTCACTCCTTGCTGGGTCTCGAAAGCTTCGGACAAGTTGATGGGAAGAATGCCCTTGAGGAACGGACGGTTCGTGAGGCCACCGCCAGCGAGCACGCACTTGTAGGTCACACCGGTCTTCGGGTGCGTCCACTCGTCCATGTACTCGGGACTGAAGTAACGGTACTCACCATCGGCGAGTGCCTTGCGTGCCCGCGGGGTCCACGCTACCTGGATCCACAGGCCGGAGCCTGGACGCGCTTCCGCAGCCTTGACCCAGCCAGCCGCTTCGCCGCTGTACATCTTGTGCTCGTAGTCGATATCCAGTTCCTTCGACATCACGTTCGCCTGGACGTTCTGGGCGTAAGCAGTGATGTTCTGGTCCGTGAACTGGATCTCGCCATGCCAAGGGTGTTCCCACTTCCCTAGCGGC